ATAGTAAAATGTCTGATAGATTAGAAGACTATTCAGATAATTTAGTGGGCAAAGTAAAAGCAGAGTTAGCATTTGATGATGAAATAATAAAGATTGCACAAGAGGGTTTGGGACAATTTGTAGGTAAATACCAAGCCTATTCAGAAATAAGAAACTCTCTTGGAGCAAAGTCATTAGATGTAGAAAACTATAACTATGGACTGCAGGTAATTTCAGGTTGGTTTGTTAGACAATTTGAAAATGAATACAATCCATTACATATACACACAGGGTCAAGATTGTCTTGTGTGGGTTATCTGCAGCTACCTGAAGGTATAGAGGAAGAGTGGGAAGAGGACTATAAAGACCATCATCCTGCTAATGGACACATACAGTTTGCATCAGGCACACCATCAGGATATACTTGTACAAACTTTGTAGTCAAACCCCAAGTGGGCGACTTCTATGTGTTCCCTTCACAACTATTTCACTGCGTATATCCTTTCTACACGAAGGGTGAGCGTAGGTCTTTCAGCATGAATATGAATTTTATTGAAGTGCCGAAAGAAAAAAGTGTTGACAAATAGTTATATATGGGTATAACTATAGTCAGATTAGTGTAACTTTATTGCGCAATATTGTTACACTGAATGTCGCAAACAGCAAAGTCTTACGGATTACCTGAAGACCTTGGCCTGACCCGTACAGTCACACCCAAGAAAATCAGCCTCTAATAGTCTTGTGAGTTTGCATCTGTAAAATAATGCTAAACGGAGATTTAATCATGGCATTTACTACTGCTAGTGGTTACGGTAATCTTCCTAATGGTAATTTCTCTCCCATTATATACAGCAAACAGGTGCAGCTTGCTTTCCGCAAGGCATCTATTGTTGAAGCAATCACCAACAATGACTACTTTGGTGAAATCGCGCAGATGGGGGATTCCGTTAAGATTATCAAGGAACCCGAAATCACCGTTAAGGAATATGCACGTGGTACAACTATCACGCCGCAAGACCTTGACGATGAAGATTTCAACCTTACTATTGACAAAGCTAACTACTTTGCATTTAAGGTTGACGACATCGAAGAGGCACACTCACACGTAAACTTCCAATCTTTGGCAAGTGACCGTGCTGCGTATCGCCTCGCTGACCAGATGGACCAAGAAGTTCTTGGCTACTTGTCAGGCTTTAAGCAATCAGCTATTCATGGTGCTGCTAACGCTGTTAACACAACTACTAACGGTGCTGCTGCAGTATCTACTGCTTCTACGGGTGCAAACCTTGTAGGTGCTGAATTGCTTGCGTCTATGTCTTTGGACGCATCTGACTTTACTAATGCATCAGGTTCTGCAGGTTCTGCAAACAACTGTATTGGTATTGAGCCACGTGCAGGTGGCGCAACGGCTGCTAAGTCCAGCACTGCTGGTAACGCATTCCCGCTGCAAATCATTGCACGTATGTCACGTCTGATGGACCAACAAAATGTTGATACCCAAGGACGCTGGCTCGTTCTTGACCCAGTTTTCATTGAGGTGTTGAAGGACGAAGATTCACGTCTTCTAAACTCTGACTTTGGTGGCTCTGGTCTTCAGAATGGTCTTGTAATAAACAACCTTCACGGTTTCCAAGTTTATTCGTCTAACAACTTGCCTTCGCTGGGTACTGGCCCTGCAACTACAGGCGGTCCTAACACGTCAAACATGGGCATAATCGTGGCTGGTCATTCTTCTGCTGTTGCAACTGCAGAGCAGATTAACAAGACCGAGACTTATCGCGACCCGGACAGCTTTGCTGATATTGTCCGTGGTATGCATCTGTATGGCCGCAAGATTCTTCGTCCTGAAGCAATCGCAACTGCGGCTTATTGCTTGGCGTAAGGGAGACTGAATTATGGCTTTAGGTGATAATACTACTTCTGTAGCACGTGGAAATGACGCACGTGGTCGTAAACCTTACTTGCTTTCAGCAGAGTTGGATTTTGCACAAGCTGTTACAGATAAGGGTACTGCCCTTGCTGCTAACGATGTCATTCCGGGTCTGACTATCCCAGCTAATACACTCATCATGTGTGCTGGTTTTGAGGTAACTTCGGCTCACGCTGGTACTTCTACCGACACAGATTTTGACTTCGGTATTACTGGTGGGGACTTGGACAACTTTGTTGATGGATTTGACTTTGATGGTGCATCTGTAGGTGACTATGCATTTAAGGCAGGACAAACTCCTGTTCTTATTGGTGGCACTTCAGATACCATTGACGTTGAAATTCAAGCAATGACAGGTACTACAACAGGCGGTAAAATCCGCATGTTTGCTGTCTGCTTGGATGTTGATGACCCCGGTTCATTGACCGCCGATGAGGTAGACCGAGACGCACTCGCGTAACATAATGTGACGGGGCAGGGCAACTTGCCCCCTCACTTTCTTTTGAGGATTTAATATGGCATACGATTACTTGGGTTTGACAAACGAAGTTCTTGCACGTATGAACGAACCTGCTTTAACAGCAGCTAGTTTTACGTCAGCACGAGGGTTTCAAATACAATGTCAAAATGCAGTAAACGATGCTATTAATTACATTAATCAACGAGAATATGGCTGGCCTTTTAGTCACGCAACAGAAACACAAACATTAGTTGCAAGTCAAACTCGTTACACAATACCTGCCGGAACACAACACGTAGACTACGAAACTTTCCGTATAAGTAAAAATGATACGTTAGGAGTAGCAGGTGTTACACTAAGAGTTCTTGATTACAAAGAATACGTAGATAGATTTATAGACCAAGAAACCACAGGTGGGTCAGGTGGTGTGCCTACATATGTATTCCGAACACCAGATAATAACTATGGCTTATACCCTTATCCCGATAAAGCATATGAATTAAAGTATGAAAGGTATTCTCGCCCTACAGCTTTAACTGCAGCTACAGATGTTCCTACTATACCCGAACAGTTTAGACAAGTTATAGCAGATGGTGCTACTGCGTATGGCTATCAGTATCGGGGTGAAGCGCAGCAGTATGGGTTAAATTTTAGTCGATTTGAAGAAGGTATAAAGCATATGCAATCTATTCTTTTGAATAGAACAGATTATGTTAGGTCAACATACATGCCACACTCGCAAAGATATGGTATTAATGTAGCGACATTTTAGGAGTTTTAAATGGCAGATGCATCTGGCGTTAATCCATTTTTATTTGCATGTGAGGGTGGATTAATATTAGACCAAACTCCTTTTGCACAACAACCGGGAACAGCCACAGAATTAGAAAACTTTGAACCGTCTATCACAGGTGGGTATAGAAGAATATCAGGCTACCAAAAATGGAATAGTAATATAGTTCCACAAGACTCAAGTTCTTCTGAGCCTGTCTTAATGTCTGCATATTTTAAGGGCAACGTAATTGCAGCTAGAGGTGGTAAGGTACACAAAGGTGGAGCTACAGGTAGTTGGACAGAGATTGATACAGGCAGAACAAGTGCAGGTAGATATACATTCTTTAGATATAATTTAGCAGGTACAGATTTTATAGTATGGGCAGACGGTTCTAATCCTGCATCTAAGTATGACAACACCACAGTTACAGATTTAACAGGCACAGGCTCACCAGCAGACCCGTCTATTGTTACTGGATTTAAAGATGCTTTGTTTTTTGCTGGTATGTCAAGTAATCCGCAAGAGTTAGTGTTTACTGCGCCATTTACTGATGATGATTTTTCTGTAGCAAACGGTGCAGGAACTATAGCTGTAGATAGTCCTATAACTGGATTAGTTCCGTTTAGAGATTTCTTGTATATCTTTTGTGAAGAAAGAATTTTTAGACTAGCAGGAAGTACAATAGCTGATTTTACCGTTCAACCTATAACACGGGAAATAGGCTGCTCTAATGGTTTTACTATACAAGAGTTTGCAGGTGATGTTGTATTCCTAAGTAAAGATGGCTTGAGAACTATTGCAGGCACGGAAAAAATTGGGGATGTTGAGCTAGGCACAATTAGTAAACCTGTACAAGAAAGATTTGCAGGGGTGTCTGATGTAGATGAATTTAACAGCGTTGTTATACCAGACAAAACTCAATACAGAATTTTCTTTTCAAATGCCAGCATTCCTAGAAACACAACAAAAGGTTTAATTTGTGTTCGTAAAATAAATAGCTATGAGTTTGCTGACTTACGAGGCATACGGGCAAATAGTACAGATAGTGTAGTTGTTTCTGGTGATAGCATAGTATTGCATGGAGACTTTGATGGTTTTGTTTATCGTCAAGAAAAAGGCAATAACTTTGACGGTAGTGATGTAACAGGTAAATATCGCTCTCCCGATTTTATTATGGGCGATGCTGGCATAAGAAAAAGATTCCAAAGAGTAACTATAAACTATGCACCAGAGGGTATCGTAAACGCAGATTTATTTCTTAGATATGATTATGAAACAGGCAATGCTCCTAGACCTGCAGCATATCCATTTAATAGTACGTCCATAGTGGCTGTTTATGGTTCATCTACATATGGCACTGCTACTTACGGCGGTAACATAAACCCAATAATTAGACAACCTGTAGAAGGTAGTGGCTTTGCAATGGCGTTACGTGTAAACGATAGAGGCACATCTATCCCATATTCTTTAAAAGGTTTTCAACTAGAGTTTCAGGCTGACGCGAGGAGATAATTTATGGCAGGTTATACCAGACAATCCACATTTAGTGACGGTGATGTTATCCAAGCAGCCGATAGTAATGATGAATTTAATCAGATACTAGCAGCTTTTGTAAACACTTCAGGACATAAACATGATGGTACAGCAGCAGAAGGTCCAGTCATTGGATTGATTGGAGACCCCGGTGTAGCTACTCCTCTTAACAAAGTTGTTGTTGATGATGGCAACAATCAAATAGAATTTAGTATTGACGTATCCAGCACATCTACAGAACAGTTTGTTGTTAAAGATGGTGTGATTGAGCCTACCACAGATGATGACATTGACCTTGGTTCTAGCAGTAAAAAGTTTAAAGACTTATTTATTGATGGCACTGCAAACGTAGATGCACTTAATCTTAATGGCACAGCGTTAACTGTAACAGGTGCTGAACTTAATATAATGGACGGTGGCACATCTGTAGGCACTACAGCCGTAGCTGGTAGCGATGGTATTGTGACTAACGATGCTGGCACAATGCGGCATACAAGTGTTGATACATTTGACACATATCTTTCTGCTACAACTAAAACTCTTACAAACAAAACATTAACAAGCGCAGTTCTTAATGGCACGATTAGTGGCACATCTATCAAAGATGAAGATGATTTATCTTCGGATAGTGCGTCACATCTTGCTACACAACAATCTATTAAGGCATACGTAGATGCACAAATTACTGCTGAAGATTTAGATTTTCAAGCAGACTCAGGTGGTGCATTAAGCATTGACCTAGATAGTGAAACTCTCACCTTTACAGGTGGCACAGGTATTGATACCAGCGGTTCTGGCAACGCTGTTACCTTTGCTATTGACAGCACAGTTACTACATTAGCTGGCTCACAAACTCTTACCAACAAAACTCTTACCACACCCATCATTGAAGAAATAGATAGCAGCAGCACAATTACTCTTGATGCTGGTACAGACATCGTGCTTGATGCAGATGGTGGTGATGTGTTTTTGAAAGATGCAGGGACAACTTATGGCTCTTTAACAAATACTTCTGGTAATCTTATAATTAAGTCAGGTACTACAACAGCCATGACTTTTTCTGGTGCAGATGCAACAATAGCTGGTGACTTGACTATTTCTGGTGATGACCTGACTATGGGTACAAATACCTCTGGTCACATTATGGTTGCTGACGGAACTAACTTTAATCCTGTAGCTGTATCTGGTGATGTAACTATTGCAAGCAACGGTGCTGTAACTATTGCAAGCGATGCCGTAGAAACAGCAATGGTCAATGCTAATGTTATTTCAGGACAAACTGCTGAGTCCAGTATGGACACAACAAATGACTTTGTTCTTATATTTGATGACTCTGCTTCTGCACTTCGTAAAGTTACAGTCGGCAACTTAGTTTCTGGCGGTGGTGGCGGTATATCAAACATCGTAGAAGATAGCAGTCCTCAACTTGGTGGCAACTTAGATACAAATAGCCACAATATACTTATTGACGATGCACATTTTATTGCTGATGAAAATAGCAACGAACAAATTATATTCCAGACAACAAGCTCTGCAGTCAATCAGTTTGATATAACTAATGCTGCTACAGGCAGCGCACCAAAAGTATCAGCTACAGGTGATGATTCTAACATTGACTTTGACCTTGAGGCAAAAGGCACGGGGCATGTAACAGTTCGTGGTAATAGCAACCCCGGTGCTATACAGTTTAACTGTGAAAGCAACAGTCATGGACAAATTGTTAAATCACAGCCTCACTCTGCAAGTGTAACAAATGTGTTGACGTTACCGCCGGGCAGTGACCAAGAAATAGTTGGTACAACTGCAACCCAAACTTTAACAAACAAAACAATAAACGCTAGTCAGCTTTCTGGTACAGTAGCTAATGCACGTCTTGACGCACAACTGCAAGATGTGGCTGGCCTCGCTGTTACAGACGGTGGTTTTATTGTTGGCGATGGTTCAAACTTTGTGCTTGAAACAGGTGCTACTGCACGTACATCTCTTGGATTAGGCACGGCAGCAGTTGCAGATACAGGCACATCTGCAAGTAATGTTGTTGTACTTGATGGCTCTGCAAGATTACCAGCGGTAGATGGTTCTCAATTAACAAACCTACCTTCGGGTGGTATATCTCAAGCAGACGCAGACGCTGGTGCGACTGCATTAGCTATAGCACTTGGATAAAAAGTGCTTGACAAAATACTATAGTTGTGGTATAATTATAGTATATTAGATATAACAATAGGAGTATATCATGGCAGACGATGCCTCAGTAACCGTAC